ATGGCGCAAGCCAACGAAATAGCGACTCAGAAAGAGTTCGCTCAAAACGGCATCCGCTGGAAAATGGATGACGCTAAGGCAGCGGGTATCCACCCGCTTGCCGCTCTTGGTGCCCCTACCGCCTCTGGCGGCGGCACCATGATCACTTCCCAACCCGATACTTCTGTCAGCCAGGGGCTGCAGAATATGGGTCAGTCTGTCTCTCGCGCTATCCAGTCTCAGAGAACCGCCCAGGAGCGGCAGCTTGCTGACCTCCAATTGGCTAACGCTCAGGCCGACCTCGATGGAAAACTCATCGAGAATCAGATAAAGTCATCTTCTTATCAGAAGATGAATCAAGTAGGCCCAGCATTCCCAAGCGCCATGGATGGCGCTATGATTCCCGGCCAGGGAAACTCTGTTATACCCGGCTTTAAGGTAACACCCTCAGAAGCCTCAGCTTCTTCTAGATTTAACTCAGGCGTTCAGGCCGGTGGTATTAACTCTCTTCAATATACCCGCGAGGCCGATGGCTCCATCGGCATCGCTCCCTCTAAAGACGCCAAAGAGCGAAATGAGGACGACTTTATCGCGGAGTCTCTTTGGCACATCAAGAATCGCTTCATGCCTCCTCCTCCCGACCCTCGCGAGTGGCCCCTTCCTAAGGGCTTTACGAAATGGCAATGGAATCCCTTTACTCAGTCTTTTAAGCCTGGCCACTTCGACACCCGCAATCTTCACGACGACTTTATGAAACATGACTTCATGGAAAGGAGGTAAATAATGGCACGACGACGCTCTTCACGTCGCAGAGGCAGCAGCCGAAAACGACGTTCTAAAACTCTAAAGCGCAAGTTCGTAGGACGAACCGGCGCACGTCAAAGAATAGGATATCGATTCTAATGCTCTGCAAAAAACCATTCCGAAGTGGGCTCATGGAACATGGATGCGGTCAGTGTACACCCTGCCGCATCAATCGTAATAAGACATGGGCCCACCGCATGGTCCTTGAGACCTATGCCCACGAACGAAACTCGTTCGTTACTCTCACTTATGCTATAGAACCCGAGGGGGCCACACTTGTTCCAAACGATCTTAGACTCTTCCTTATGCGACTTAGATCCCTCATTTATCCGCAAAAGGTACGTTACTATGCTTGCGGCGAATACGGAGGACAAGGACGCCCTCATTACCATCTTGCACTCTTTGGTCTTGGCCCCGAGGACGAAGAAATTATTCAAAAAGCTTGGTCTGACCCAGAAACGAAAAGACCTCTTGGGTTTATCGTCGTTGGAACTCTCACTTTTGATTCTGCACAATATATCGCCAAGTACATTCAAAAAGGACGCACCAAGCAGGGAGACCCTTCTCTCAATGGACGCCATCCTGAATTCTCTCGAATGAGTCTTAAGCCCGGAATCGGCGCACTCGCCGTGTCAGACATTGGAGATTCATTGACAACCTCTGCCGGCGCTGAGTTAATCTTGTCTCATGGCGACGTTCCCAGAAGCCTTAAACATGGCAAACGGAACATGCCTCTTGGGCGCTATCTTAGAAAAAAGATTCGACACTACTTGGGACTCGACCATGAAGAAATCAAAAAAGATCTCTCCAAAAAAAAATCCGAAGAAATGCTCGCACTGCGAAAAGCAGCTAAGGCAGCTACGGACTGTCCGTCTGAGCAAGCCGAAATTATCCATCGCTGGAAAGCTAAGAAGCAAAAAATACTTAACCTAGAAACCAAAGCAAAGATTCACAATAAAGGAGGAATTCTTTGAAAACTTCACTGCACAACTTGTCTCACACCAAGGCCTTTTCTGGCTTCATGGGCTCTCTTATGCCGATTGGCTGGAAGGAGGTCTTACCGGGTGATCACTTTCAGCACTCAACCACGGCTCTTATTCGTACTCAGCCTCTTTTGGCTCCTATTATGCATAGGGTTAACGCTAAGATCTTTCATTTCTTTGTTCCCAATCGTCTTATTTGGGATAATTGGCAGGACTTTATCACAGGCGGCCCTGATGGCAACAACGCTTCTATTCATCCTTTCCACACTATTATTCCTCCTCTTAATGCTGGCTCTATTTACGATTTTATGGGCGTCCCTCCGATCGGTACTCCTCCAGACCCTGGCCTTCAGGTCTCCGCTTTGCCCTTTCGCGCCTATAATCTTATTTATAATCAGTATTTTCGCGACCAAGATCTTGTTGATCCTCTTCCTGTATTAAAATCTGACGGAGCCGACAATACCGACTTTCAACTTCTCGCTCCTGCTTGGAAAAAGGATTACTTTACTCTTGCTCGTCCCGAGCCTATGAAGGGTCCAGATGTTACCGTGCCCGTTCAAGGCGTAGACGGAACAGACCTTCTTATTCAGTCAAACTCTCAAACCATTCAGCTCCGTGGCCAGTCTTCCGCCGCCCAGGGTAATATGGAGTGGTCAAACAGCGCAGGCGTCACTGGTGACGGCGCCTGGACGAACGGAGAAGACTTACGCTTTGGCTCTCAGCCAGGGCTTCGCGTTGACACCTCTCTTCTTGAGCCACATGTCACTGCCCTCGACTTTCGCGAGGCATTTGCGCAGCTTCGCTTCCAAGAGCTTCGCTCTCGCTTCGGCTCCGAATATGTCGATTATCTTGCATTCCTGGGCGTTAAATCTTCCGACTCGCGCCTGCAGCGCGCCGAATATTTAGGCGGCGGCGCAGCTCCTATCCAATTCTCCGAGGTCCTTCAGACGGCTCCAGAGGACTCAGATAACCCAGTAGGCGCTATGAAGGGCCACGGCATTACAGCTAAGCGCTCTAATCGCTATCGCCGCTTCTTTGAGGAGCACGGCATTGTTATGTCTCTTCTTTACGTTGCTCCGGACCCTGTTTATTCTGATGGCGTAGACAAATCTTTCCTTCGCAAGACGAAGGAAGACTATTGGCAGCCAGAATATGAGCACATTGGCCAACAGCCCATTCAAAATCAAGAGGTTTACGCTCAGGCTACCGAAAGGGAAGGCACTTTCGGTTGGATTGACCGTTACGAAGAATACCGCCACTCTCAGTCGACTATCGCCGGCGAATTCCGCACGACTCTCGATTACTGGACTATGGCCCGTCAGTTTGACTCTGAGCCGGCCCTCAATGAGGATTTTATCCTCTGTAATCCGACTAATCGGGTATGGCCGGCGCCATCCGCTAACAACATTTACATCTTTGTCAACCATAACTTAAAGGCTCGACGCCTAGTCACAAATAAGCCGAAAGGATATACTTACTAATGGAAGCTAAAAACAAAACTCGAAACGTATTCAACCGTTTATCCTCGAAAGGCAAAGAGATCCTTTCGAATATTCCTAAAACCGTCTCTATCAAGCTTCGGAAGCCGGTATCTGAGCATCAGCGCTTCCGGCAATGGCTTGATTCCGAATCCAAAGCAGCGGCCCTTAAGGGCCGCGACACATACGAAGAATTTATGGATTTCGGTGTTGATGACGAACCTAACATTTCATCCGAATACGAGCTTGTATTCGATCCTCACTCCGGCCGCGAGGTACTTCCTCGCGAAAAAATGTTCCTTGATGCTCAGCGTAAGCGTTTCGACGAAGAGCAGCAGAAACTCCGACAGAAGAATGCTTCTGTCCCTCCTCCTCCTCCAAAAAAAGAGGACGAAAAACCGAAAAAAATATCTAAACCGTCCGACAAAAAGAGCGATCCAGAGTAATCTCTGGAGCGCAATACCAGTAGACTCTACTTGATGTCTACTGTGCTAGGTGATAGGAGGTCCGTGTGGCACGAGGCAATAAAAACAGGAAAAGGCGAGATACCAGAGCTATCTCTAACGGCACGTTGCCCTTTTCACAGTCGCCTCGTTATGTTACACAGACCAACCACCTAGCTGATCTACTCAGATCATACGAAGATCGGCGCACTTGGGCGCCAGATCAATTTATACGGCCTACAAGGCCGTCCCTTACCTTCCAGGGCCCCAATTCCTCACTTACTCGGGGCCCATCTAAAAAAACTCCACCACGAGGCGCTCAGCGCCTCTGGTCTCAAAAGCTCCGGTTCGAAGAGCCGGAGCAAGTCTTAACGTGCGTTCGGAGAAAGCAACGTCGCGAAGTACTCTTCGCAAAAAATAAAACTGGCCGTTCCGGCCAAAAAAAACCCCGCTGGACCGAGTTGTCCCGCATTACTTGTAAGAGGTAATCATGTCGTTTGGAGCGATAGCAGCAGACTTAGGAGGAGCACTCGGCGGCATTATTGCTGGGCAGGATGCCCAGCGCCGAGCAAACCATCAAAACCGTATGGCGCAAGCCAACGAAATAGCGACTCAGAAAGAGTTCGCTCAAAACGGCATCCGCTGGAAAATGGATGACGCTAAGGCAGCGGGTATCCACCCGCTTGCCGCTCTTGGTGCCCCTACCG